TCGTCCGCACGAACAAGCAGTACACCGACGCCGAGTTCCCGTGGGCGAAGGCAGAACTCGACGGTGAAGTCGAGAATGGCGCAAGTCTGGAAACCAAGACGGTCCACCCGAACGCGGTCAACGGCTGGGGTGATCCCGACGCGGGCGAGGAGCCGCCGCTGTACGTCACGGCGCAGGCGATGTGGGGTCTGGGCATCACCGGCCGCCAGCTCTGCTACGTGCAGGCGCTGATCGGCTTCGATGATCACCGCATTTACGAAGTGCATCGCGACGACGAGCTGATCGCCGAGATTCGCCGGCAGGCGGAGCGGTTCTGGAAATACCACGTCCTGCTGCGCCGGCCACCGCCGCCGGTCAACGTCGATGATCTGCTGCGCCTGTACCCGCGCGGCACCGGTCGCGCCGTCGAGGCCGACACCGAAACCCAGCTGTCGATGAGCGAGCTGCATGCCCTGCGCCAGCGCATCAAGTTGCTGGAGGCGCAGAAGGCTGTGGAGGAATTCAAGGTCAAAGGCTGGATGCGCGACGCCACGACGCTCACCGCAGGCGGCATCGCGATCGCCACCTGGAAGCCTCGCTCGGACGGAATTCGCGTTTTCAACCTCAAAAAATAACCCGTTTTATAACCGGAGCAATCGCACCATGGCACAACAATCCACCCTCAAGCAGGAAATGCAGAACCGCAGCAGCGGCACCACCGCGGTTGCGGCGCAGCAGCCCGAACACAAGACCCTGGCCCACCTGCTGACCGATCCGAAGATCAAGGCGCAGATGGCGCTGGCCCTCCCGAAGCACATGACCGCCGACCGGCTGGCGCGCATCGCGCTGACTGAGATCCGCAAGGTGCCGAAGCTGGCGCAGTGCGACCAGACCAGCTTCCTTGGCGCGATCATGCAGGTCGCCGCGCTGGGCCTGGAGCCGGGCGGCGCGCTCGGCCACGCCTACCTGATCCCGTTCGACAAGCGCGGCAAGCTGGATAACGGCCAGTGGGGCGTCGTCGGCACCGAGGTGCAGCTGATCATCGGCTACCGCGGCATGATCGACCTCGCCCGCCGCTCCGGCCAGATCGTCAGCTTGTCCGCCCGCATCGTCTACGCGAAGGACAAGTTCAGCTATTCCTACGGCCTGGACGAAGTGATGGAGCACGTCCCGCACGAAGGCACCGACCCCGGTGAGATGACGCATGTCTACGCGGTCGCCAAGCTGGTCGGCGGCGGCGTGCAGTTCGAGGTCATGAGTCGGGCGAAGGTCGAGCAGACCCGCGACGGCAGCCAGGGCTACCAGGCGGCGGTGAAGGCGGCCTCGAAGTACAACAAGCCGGTCGACAGCCCGTGGACGAACCACTTCGACGAGATGGCGAAGAAGACCGTCATCCGCCAGTTGTTCAAGTACCTGCCGGTCAGCATCGAGATTCAGCGCGCCGTGGGCCTGGACGAACAGGCTGATGCCGGCGTGCCGCAGCACAACGCCCTGGTCATCGACGGCGACTACCGCGTCGAGACGCACGACGAGCATCCCGCCGGCGACGAGCCGCAACGCGTAGCCACCAGCCCCGATTTCACGGCGAAGGAAGTGCACGACGCCCTCGCCAACGCGACGACGCGCGACGCGCTGGACGCCGCCTGCGACCTCATCAACATGCTGCCGGTGAGCGAGCACGGGTCGCTGATCGAGCTGTACCAGAAGCGCGCGACGGAGATCGTTGGCGCGGAGTGACCGAACCCTGATGCAAGAGCCGGTCGCTCTGCGCCGACGCCAAGAACCGGCGCGTTCCGGGGAGGCTGAGGATCACGCATCGACGCCGGATGACGTAACCGGCACCCATTCCACGACTGGAGCACCACCGCATGAACAAGCGTATCGACACCGCAGAAACCGAGATCCCTGCCCCGGCCCTGATCGCCGCCGACACCATGCTTGGCGATCTCATGGCCTGCCTGATCGACGAGTTCAAATCCGCGCCGGACGTCTGGCAGAAGATGCCGGAGAACCAGCAGCAGGATGTGATTTATCGCGTGCAGCAGCGCGTGCAGGAAAACATCCGCGCCGCGGTCGAGATCATCGCCAGCGCGAACCGCCCGACCATCGTCGCCACCGTGGAAAGCGTCACGGTCAAGGAGGCCATCAAGGCCGTGGTCACGCTGCCGAAGTCCGACGCGCAGCGCCACAACCTGTTCGACGCCGCCGGCAGTGTGGTGCTGCTGATCGTGGCTGGCGCCGGCGAGTTCTACGGCGGTACGGACCAGGTGCAGGCCGATCCGGACCAGCCGGCGCTGAATGGGTTCGGGGGCGGCGAGGAAGTGGCGGCATGACCCGAACCACGAAGAGGATTGAGGGATGAGCGACTTTCGCGATTCATCAAGAAACCATTGGACCAGCAACACGTCGGTCGAGCACATCAATGCCGGCAGCCTTCAGCGCATCGCCGATGCAATGGAACTGTCCTGCAAGGATCGCGAGAGGCTGGAGCGCGATCTGGCCGAGGCGCGGCGCCAGCGCGACTATCACCGCAGCCAGGCGGAACACTTGGCACGAAGCAATGCGGCTCTGTGCGGCGCCATCAAGCGCATGAAGAAAGCGCGGGACGTGCAGTCATGACCCGCATCCCCATCCCCAACTTCCCCCAGCCCGAAACCCAGCTCCGCGAGAGGGCTTGGACGGATGAGCAGAGGCCCCCCGCACGACCTGTCGTGGTGAGCGATGCGGAATGCCTCGAGTTCATTCGCCAGCTCCCCACGTATTGCGCCAGCGTGCCGATTGAGATAGTGCGCGCCGCCCTCACCAACTTCGCGAAAGGAGAACGCCATGAGTGAGTATTCGATGGGTCAGCTCAAGGATATGGCGAGCACGTTGCGTGCTGGCACTGCGCTGCTTTCCCAGGTAGATGATGCGGCGGACATGCTCGACGCCTACGCAGAGCGCATCAAGGCGGCCGAGAGTACGGTACCGCTGGCTTGGTGCTCGCTTACGCCGAATGGGCAGATAGCCTATTTCGACGGCCGACCGATGATTATGACCGGCAGGGTCGGAAACGAACATCATCCTGTGCCGCTATTCGCTCACCCGCCAGCACAGGCGGCGCAGGTGGAGCCTGACTGGCGCATTGCCATGTTCGATCGTTGGCGTGCAGCGGCGCAGGAAAAGGGCTACGCCGGTATTGCCGAGGCGGTCACCGCAGCACCCACCACGAGGACGAAAGCATGAGCGTGACACTGGATCAGGTGCGAGACTGGCATCGGCGCCGAGAAGATGAGTTCCGCATTTCCGGGTATGACGTTGGCGTAAAAAGTCACCTAGCCATGGCCGACGCCATCGACGCCCACCTCACCCAGCCCGCGCAGTCGGTGGATATGGTGGAGGTGCGCGAGGTGATTGCGGAAATGCGAAACGTCGCCGAGCAGGATGATCACTTACTGCATGGTTGGGCCGACAAGCTCACCGCCGCGCTACAGGGGCCCGCCCGTGGGTAACCACCTCCGCGCCCGCACCCCGAAGAAAACCGCCGGCTTCAGCTGGGGCCGCGTCGCCGACAACCTCGCAGCCATCGCAGCCACCCTGGACGCCATGCGCGCGATTGAGCGTCACGGCGGCGCCGAGATCCTGAACCGGGCATTCACCGGCTTTACAGCCATCGAGCACGAGAGCGCGGTGCACTGGAGCGATGTGCTGGGCGTCGATCGCTCAGCATCAAGCCTAGATATCGAGGCGGCCTATCGGCGCCTGCGTTCCCAGCACCACCCGGACAAGGGCGGCGATGCCGAGCAGTTCCAGCGGATCCAGAAGGCCTACGCGGAGGCGACAGCAGCATGAGCCTAGTCCTCACCCGCGAAGAGATCGCTGATCTGACCCGCTGCAAGTTCAAGGCCGGCCAGGTCTCGTTCTTCATAAAAAACGGCATCCGGCATTACGTCGACGCCCACGGCTGGCCCGTGGTGACCCGGGCAGCGGTTGAAGGCGAACCAGATCAGGCGCAAGCTGATGCGTCGTGGAAGCCCAACAAGGCCGCTTGAGCATGGGACGCAAGCCAACCCGTCCGGAAGCCATTCCCCGCCTGCGCGTGCGCAAGCAGCGATCTGGTCGACTGTTCTACTACTACGATCACGGCGGCAGCCCGCGACGCGAGGAGGCGCTGGGGAGCGATTACGGCCTGGCCGTCAAGCGCTGGGCGGAGATCGAGCGCGCCGGCAGCGAGAAGCCCGCGGCCATCATCACGTTTCGCTATGTCGCCGACAGGTATCGCGCCATCGTCATCCCGACGAAAGCCCCGCGGACGCAACTGGACAACGCGAAGGAATTGAAGCAGTTGATCGCGTTCTTCGACGATCCGCCCTGCCCGCTGGAGGCGATCGAGCCGCAGCACGTGCGCCAGTACCTAGCGT